ATGACTGCACCAATTCATATTTACGTTTAAAGACTTCATCAGCTATTGGATAGTATCTTTCTGAATTATCAGGTTCTTGAACTATCCACTCACCAGCTTTTACATTTACTCTTTCGCCTTGAATAGTCCAAACTTGCCCTGAATAAACTTCGCCATTAGGTGAACCGTAAACATTAAATACACCTTTTGGAATTTGAAGTGGTGGTAAAAATTGTTCCGCTTCAATTTCATTAATTTGTTTTGCTTTGTATTTTGCCATTTTATTTAAATTTGTGAGAAGCACTGCACCTAACAAGGTATTGTCAAAAGCAGGGCATTCTCGGTTAATTAATCATTTTTAATTCTATTGGGCATTTGTGCAAGGCTGAAACTTTCTACTTCTAAATCCCTGCCTTCGGCAATACCCTAACCGTTACCTGCAAGGCTACCTTGACACTTCGATAACAGCATCAGGATATTCTTTACAGGCTTCTAAATACTTCTCAACAAAAGGAACAAAATGTTCATACATTCCCCATCCATTAGGCGAGTTGAACTTTTCAAAATATTCAGGTCTTGCTTTCAAATCGGCTAATCCTTTTTCAAGTAACTCTACAATTTCACTCGCCTTTGTTTTCCCAATTTCTTCTGGTCGCCAAAGTGCTTCATAAATTCCTGCTTCACCTGCCATTTTGCCTAAATTATGGGTAATGTTTGCCCAATAAACTCGCTCATCGTCTTCGGTATATGTTTTGCCTTCATCGTAGCTTAAATACCTTTTTCTGTTTAAATAAACGTCTAAACTCATTTTGTTCCTTTTTTAAATTCCTGCTAAATAATCCGCCCAGCAGGTAACAGCGGTTTGGCAAAAGCTGCCATTGATTTTTGTGCGAAAATTAAGCATCCGTTAGGCAGCCTTCGCAAAGCCCGAAAACGTTATATGCAATGCTAAGACCGCATACCGTTCAAAAACTTTTCTACACTCTTGTAGGTGTTCGGGTGTATCTCTTGCCATCCATCGGTATCTTCTCCAAGTCTTTCAATTTTATCAATGCCTTCAACTCCAATTTGGCAATACACCCGAACCATTGACACATCGTCACATTTATTTGTGTTTAGGTAATAATAACCGTTCTTTCTTTCAGCCGAAAAAGTTTTTTCACTAGCAAAGAAGCCGTTATCAATATGTCCAGCTAATCTTCTCCAATCATCGGAAGATAAAGCACTGCATATAACACGGGTTTGGCAAAATGGCTGTTCAGTAATTCTATTTGACATTTGTTCTTAATTTTAAAGTTTAGTAATTCTATTTAACTTCGGGTTCAGCCACTTCGCCAAGCCCGATAACGTTATGGCACATTAAAACGATGCCATAACAGCGTATAAGCAAAAGTTTTAAAAAGCCAACGCACAGTTAATCGTCGATTCCAAGGTGCATTCCATTAAAATCCCAATTTATCCACGCTCTAAACAAAAGCAATTCAATTCCTAACATATAAGAATTTACAAGATTATCACCCCATTCTTTTGGCTTACTAAAATTAGTTCTACCGACTATTTTATTTTTCCTAAACCACAATCCAACTTCCCATCTTGTAAATGTTCGGTCAAATCGCTTTTGTTTTTCAAATCTGTGGTGTAACACTAATGAAATGTTACATCTGCCTATTTTAATATTCTTTATCATATTCCTTCGCTATTTTTAAAACCTTCGCTTATACGCAAACCGTTAGCACCAATGTTAAGGACACTCCTGGACATTGAACATAAACATCGGGATTAAACGACAACTAACTAAATGCTCTCGTAAACTATCAGGATGGAATATGCTTGCTATTTTCTCGTCTAATTCTATTGAATAAATGAATTTACCATAATCTCTTGCAATATTTTTATCTACCGTGAAGAAAGTGCCAGACGCCATATATCTATCATCAATCCGAATTGGACTGCCGTGATACAAAACGCTGGTGCTAACATCGGTTTTGTGCAAGTGGGGGTTCAGTTTAAAATCAATCATTTGTAGTTCTATTAAAGTTTAGTGGTGGGTTGAAACTTTCGTGCTTTAATGCCCCACCTGCACAAAGCCGAGAACCGTTATAACCCCAACCTTTGACGCTCAATTTCTACTCTCGAATAGAATGTATGCTCGAATATACACTCTCTATCGTGCCACAACTCATACATTCTAGTATCGTCATTGTAAGTTATAAATGTTCGTTTTGACTGATAGATGTACCAAATAAGCCATGACCACCAACCAAGGGCAAATGTTGCTAAAATGTATGCTGTTGTTTGTATCATATCTTATCCCGTTTTTCTAATTTCTCCCTGTGTTCAATCAATTTACCCTTCAACTCTTTAAAATGCTGAGGGTAGCACTTAACACTTACGCACTCCGAGCGTGTAAGGTCTTTTTTTCTTCGTTGCTTTCGTTGTTTTTCCATTTACTTTTTTTATAATGTAACAATAAATTCACAGCCACAATCTCCACATGTTATTTCTTGGTCATAGTATGCCATCTCGTGTATATCCCAATCTTTTTGGTATTCAGAATAAATCTCTTCTTGGCATTTAGGACAATTGCACATATAGGTAATTACTTCCTCTGCTTTTACTACTTGTTTTTCCATAGCACAAATATACATAAAAAAGTTTACAATTTACATTTAAGCGAAAATATTACAAAAATTCTTTGTGCTTGCTTATTTCCTTGTCGATTTCAAATCTATTCATCAAGTACTCTTCACTTGTGGGAATGTAACACCCTTGCATACTTGAATACGTGCGAATCCAATCAATAAAATCAGTTAGTTGCTTAGTGTCCATTTGTCGGGTCTGTTTAACCACTTTAAAATCCTCTTTCCATTCGTGCATAAATGGGCAAACAGACTTCAAAAGATACTTTGCATTTTCCAAGTCGTACCCAAATTCAATAGCGAATAAAGTAATACAAACATGAAGATATGCGTTTTGGCTTAGTGTACGCTTCTTTTTTATCTCTTTGAGTTATATGATACTACTTTTCTTTAAAAGTGCGTCTAAACGGCTAAAAAGACTATTTCTGTCCATTTCTTTGGTTGTGTCGTAAATCATTTTGTAAGTTTTTTGTATTTATCAATTATTTCTTTCACTTCTGGAATGTTGTATTTCCGTGGTTGGTGTGCTAGTTTGTCTAACTCATTGAATCTTTTAACTCCTATCTTCGATATTAGTCGGGGCTTGTATTCGTGAATATTACCCCCATTGAATTGGTTACAGTTGACGCACTGTGAATGGTTGTTATCTTCATGAAATCGAACACTTGGATAATTGCCTACAGAAAAAAAATGTCCTGCATCACGTTTTCCTGTTTGAATACCACAGCTTATACACGGTTGACCTTCATCACGTTGACGCACCCACTTATTGAAAACCTGCTGCGCTATCTTCATATAGTCGCTCAAAGTCATAGCTTCTTGCTTCAACTTTGCTTTACGCTTTTTCCATTGCTTTTCCTTTTCGACTGACACCCAAACTTCAACACATTCGGGTTTATCAACGCAATACTTTTGCAATGAGTTATAAACAATTGACATCGGTTGTTTACAGTGCTTACATTTTTTAGAATGCTTCATTTGGCTTCAATGTGTTAGTTGATTCAAATATCGGGAAATTATTATCACATCCCCATTCTTGACTGATTTGATAATCGTAATTCAGTTTTATGCCACCCGTTACACCGTTTCGATTCTTGCCTAGAATCACATAGGCGGTATCATGTTCAATCAATCCCTCTTCATTTGTAAGCTCATAGTATGCTGGTCTGTAACAGAATGCCACAATTGAAGCATCTTGTTCAATCGAACCCGACTCACGTAAATCTGAAAGGTTCGGTTTTTTATCTCCTCCACGGGTTTCTACGCTTCGTGATAATTGACTAAGTGCAATAACGGGAATATCTAACTTCATGGCTAACATTTTCAGTTGCCTAGAAATGTGACTTACTTCTTGCTCTCTATTTCCTTTGCCTTGCACCTCCATTAATTGCAAATAGTCAACCATCACATAATCAAGCCCTCTCATCTGTTTTTGTGAATAACAATCGGAAATAATCTTACTAAGCGAGAATGATTCATCAATAACCTCTAAATCTAGCTTTCGAATATTATCGCTACTTACGTACAGTTGTTTTTCCTCCATCAAGGATAAAGTTCCACGGAATAAGTTTTTGGTTGCGATTTTCCCATCGATAGCAAACAACTTAGTGTAGATGCTTTCTTTTTTCATCTCGAGCGAAAAGAATAAACCTTTTTTACCCCCTTTGCTCATTCGGTAGGCTATCGACAAAGCAAGGCTTGTTTTTCCCATCGCTGGACGTCCTGCAATTATAATCAAGTCCCCTTTACCAAGCCCCCCGATTTTCTCATCTATTTCAGGAATGCGTGTTTGTAGTCCTGAAAATCCAACAGTAGCCCGTTGCTCAATATCAATCACTAAGTCGTGTATAATTTCGTCTTTAGATTTTGACCGCTTGACTTCCACATCCTCCGAAAATTCACGAACAAGGTTTAAAGTGTTGTCTACTTTATCGAACGTATCAACCGATTCGTTAAGTGCTAAAGATTGAATCTTCATTCCTAAATCTTGCAAGTTTGACTTGATAAAATTTTCATGTAGGTAGTAGCAACGCTTTTCAAATTCATACGAAATACAAGCACTACTAGCAATCTTGGACACGTGAACAATACCACCAACGTAGTTTAGTTTGTTGCTCGCTTTCAATTCCTTCACTAGGGAAATCAAATCTATTTTCGTTGTTGCTAGTGCTTGTATAGTTTCAAGAAGCACCCCATTAACAGCGTTGAAATGTTGCGGTGTAAGTAGTTTGTATGAATCGTTGTATATCAAACTAGCGTCAACCAATAGCGCACCAATTACGCTATCTTCTAAATCTTGCAATTGTTGTTTTTCCATCAGTCGATTAATTTAATTGGTGTGTATGTGTTTGGTTTTGGTTTGTTGGCGTTTAGTTCTTTTTCCCTACTTAACCATTTTTTGGCGGTCAAGTAGAGAGATTTATAAGACTTGTTGTTTTTGTAATTTTCAATAGAATCTAACACGTCGTCTATTTGCTTTTGTGAGTAATCTACTTTCAATTTTTCAAAATCAGTAACAGAAAGTTTAAGATGGTCAAATTTACGGTACACTTGTTCTTTCTCTTTCTCTTTCTCTTTCTCTTTCTCTTTCTCTTTCTCTTCTTTGCAAGGGGGTTCAATACCCCCTACACAAGGGGGTTCAATAGGGTTAAACTTAGGGTCTTTTGTTTTATCAAAATATCCTTTTGTTTGTGCGTCAATGCTGTGTTTTTGAGAGATATAAGCAAACTTCGCCATGCCTTTTAAATCAGGCTCAACGTTTTCAAATTGTTTTTTCATTAAGGCATCATAAAAAGATAGTCTATCTTTCTCGCTTAACTCATTTGCTACCTCATAATAGCTTTGATAAAATTTAAATGCTTTTCTCATATATGACCGTTTAACAGTAAAGCCCTGCAAAGATTCGCCACGGTCAAACAGCTCCTCAATGCAAGGCTTCAATAATTTCTTTGTAGTAATTGACCGTTACTTTTCACAAAGATACAAATTATTTTCTAATCTAAAACAACTTACCTTGTTTTACTTCTTGTTTTTTCGGTGGTTCAAAATCTCTAACCTCAAGACCTGCAATGTTATAGACTATGTGACCGCCTTTGGGTGTTTTAATCTCTGCGTATGAACCGTGGTGTTCGATTATTTCACACCAACCGTATGCCTTGATTAGTACTTGTTTCATCCTTGCAACTTTACCAATCGTTCAACATCTTCATCCTTTACATCAACCACTTCAACCGCTTGTAACAGCACATCTACTGCCTCGCCTATTTCGTTGTGTGTGTAAGGTGGTATTTCTTCTATTTCTCCCCGTGTCCATCTCCTGTGGAGTGTTAGGATTTCTTTTGCTTTTTGTAGTGTCATATCAGTTGTTTTTTAGCTTCTTCAAGCATAGATTTTAATTTATCGAATTGATATTGAATTTCATCAATGTTAGCCTCTTGAATGTAGAATGAGTGAATATTGATTTGAAATTCATTGTGCAACCAAACGATGCTACCTAGTCTCACGTGGTCTTGTTCGATGTGAACGCCACAGTTTAAGCGTCTGTTGTCTGTGATTTTTATCATAACTCATTAAAAATTTCTAGCTCCCAACCGGTTAATTTTCCATCGAACACATAACCGGTTAAGGCTTCTTTTTCTGTAAAGTATGGCTCTGTTTTATTACCCCAATGCACCCCTAAATCGTGTGACATAAATAACTTAGCTATTTCAAGCTGTTTTTTCATCGGTATTCGTCTGATTTTGTTCACTTGCTGCAACGACATCCCGTTTTTCATCAACGTACGGATATAGTTGTATTCACTCGGGTGCATCCATTTAATCGGGGAGCTCATCTATCAAATGTAAATAAATCAAATAAACATCGCTACTCTTGTCCTTCACCTCGATACAGTCGCATGTGCTATGTATAGAGTGTATGAATGTCACGGGGTCAATTCCAAAAATTCTGGCGCACTCCCTACCGTTGTAACCAGAATGAATGTAAGCGATTAAGTTACGCATACTACGCCATTTTAAGTACTCACGTTTGCGGTCTTTAGTTTCGACTTTATCTCGTGGTTGGTCGCAATGTTCCCAAATGTTAATATTTCCTACCTTTTCGTGTGGTATGTCCAACGCTAGCACACGTCTTTTTAAATTTCCTCTCTTGATCATAACTCTGTTGCTTCTTTGATTAGTTTATTCACCTCTCTTTGTTTTTCATCTGATAAGTTACATATAAAAGATAATTCAATCAACATTTCAAGCATTTTGGGTGCTTTTGAAATTAGTAGTGCATTTGCTTTGTTTGTTTCTTTTTCTGTTTCCTCAATAGCTGAAAATCGAACGTGTATATCTGTTCTCTCGCCTTTGTAGTTTATGTTTTGTACTATTGTTGTTTCACGTCCGTTTTCACTTATGTAGGTGTATGTTTTCCACTCCTCCCATGTTCCTTTGAATTCCATCTTATTTATCTTTAATAATTAAAAAATACGGCTCACCATTTCTATACCCCATTGCATGAATGAACATTTTACCATTCTTTGCGTTGGCTGATTTCTTGACGTGAATAATCTCGTCGAAACAGTCAAGAGTTAACTCCTTTGGTTTATCCTTGTTTTCGCCTTGAATGTAGGCTACTAGCTCACATTTCTCCCATTGTGCAGGTGTGAATGTGTTTTGTAATCTTTGGTTTCTTGTCATGGCTTTAAAATTTCTACGTTAAACTCGTGCTGTCTTTCTCTGTAACCTGAATAGTACTCTATTTTAGTCCGATACCCATCAATGTCAGCATACAAGTTGTTGCGCTGTTGTATCAACTCTTCGTTGTATTTTCCGTTAAGTTGCGCTTCGATTAGTGCAACTTTTTTCTGTGCATCCTTGAGCTTCTTGTCGTAGATTGCTACTTTTCCTTTATCTTTCATCCCACTCCCGAAATTCGTTTTCAATTCGCATTAACAAGCCCTCCATGATAGCGGATAGTTCAAGGTCTTTCATCTCTCTGTCATTCACAATTAAATCCCCATCTTCAAAATAAAACGGCACTCTGTGATTCACGTCCGCATTTTCATCAAAAAAGATTATTGCGTTGTCCTTGTGGTTTCTTGGTTGTCCAGAATCTGTTCGCTCGATTTCATACTCGTAAAAATCCGCTTCAATTACTTCGATAGGTGTAACCACCGTATCAGTTAGAAGGTTTGCAAGGTCTTTGCTCGTTGTGTGCAATTCCTTTCCGTTTTGAGTGTATTTATAGATTTTCATCTTGCTCAGGATTTCGTGGAAAAATGTAAGTTGACCAATAAGATACCTCGGGAATCGCTACCATCTTAAAAACAGGTGTCCCTTGCTTTCTTCTTGTTTCGTTGTTTTCTTTCAACATTGACGTTGCACGTCTTTTCGCTTTTCGCATTTCGTGCTTTTGAATTACTGTGATTTTCATAGTTACTTATTTTTACGTGATTCAAGTACCTTGCGATACTGTTCGTGATTAAAATTACCACTGTTTAGGCGTGTCCACCAATGCACCAAGTCGCTGAATGTAACGAACTTTGGTTGTGGTACGTTTGGTTGTGTGTTTGGATAAACTGTTCTTACTCTTATAATCTTTCTTTTTTCTTTGTTTCTATACAGCAAATATAAAGTAAACTTTTTAATTGACAATACTTTTCAAACATTTTTTTTAATAATATTTTTAACTCGTTGATTTTCAAGCATAAAAAAACACGCTACAAATGAATGCAGCGTGTTAATTTTGAAGTTTACTTGGTTATTTAAATGGTAAATACTTTGTTTTTCCGTTTTGCTTGACTGCTCGGAGTACTTGCTTTCTTTGTTTTCCTGAACAATTGTAAGACACATGCACCCATTGTGGAAAATCCTTTGTACCGAACTCCCAAATAAGCTGGTCAAATTCCAAGTGATCCCTAATCCACAAAAATTCCGATGTCGTCAATGGCAAGTCCATTGCTTCACCTTTCATGTGTTGACTTGTTTTTGAACCTCCTATGCGCTTATTGAGGGCTTCGCTTCTATATCCGCTGTTCAACTTAATTGGTGCACCCCTAAAGGCTCTAATTGGTTCGAATAACTCTAAAGCTACTATCTTCGCGTTTGCTAAATGTTCGGGTGTCATCTCGTTTGAGATTCCTAACCTTGTTGCTGTGTGGCTTGCAATAAATTCAGCCACCGTTAAATGCTTACTTAGTTTCATCCTGTTCACGTTTTAAAATTCCTATACTTCTATTTAACTGCTTCACTCGGTTTTTGAGTTCCTTACATTCGTCATTGTGGTTGACGTATTCCTCAACATCCCAACCTTTCAACTCGTTGGAAATCTTATCCCTCTCTTTTTCTAAAAGGAATAAGCTGTAATCTGTTTTTTGCATATCTATTCGCTTTTTTGTTTTTCAGCTAATTTTTCAGCAAACGTTTTTCGGACATCTCTTGATGCTTCTTGAACTATTTTCGTTTGAAAAAGATACTTCATAATTGTTGCGGATATTGCTTTGATAATAATGTTGTAAATAAACATTGCAATTATCACGTTTACTATTAAATCTGTTTTTACCATGATTCCTGAATTTTTTGTTTTTCTTCGTCTGTTAGTTTGCGGAAGTTATGCCATTGAATATTGTTCTTCATGTATATTTCCCCATTTCGAATATCATCTAAAAATTCAACGTATTCAAATTTGCAACCATTGTTACTAAAAGCCCCAAAATCACCTACCTTTGGCACGTAAGGCTCGTATGGTTTTTCTACCAAGTCGTAACCTAGTTTTTCCGCTTGTTGCTTCAACTCGTCAAGTGATAGAATTACGTCTTTCACTTGGTAGTTGGGGATGAGTAATGCTTCGAGTTCGTCGAGGGTTATTTCTGTATTGTGTGTGATGCCAAACAATGACCATTCACCAGTCTTATCAATACATAGGTGTTTGTAATCCTTTTGAAAAAACAGGTATAAAAAACTTGTTTCTCTAATCTTTTCCCTTGCCTTTTCCAGAATCTCAATCGCTCTAAGTCGCTTTTCCTCGCTGTCGATTGTTACGTATATTTGTTCCTTTTTCATGTCCTAATAGATTTCTGATTTACCAATTTTCCAACCTTCAATTTTTGTGAAGTTAGACACTACACCGTCAGCACTCACACGGTCATTCCCTTTTAGGTTAATATCAACCACCACGTTGTCCCCTGCTTGGTACTGATTCAACACATCGCATTTGTTTTGTGTGAATTGAATGTTTAAATCCTGCGGATATTCACCATCCGTTGTGACAACTATGTCACGTTTTTTGAATTTGTCGCTAATTGTCACCGTTGGCATTACACGCTTAATTGTTCCTTTTACTTGCATTTTACTTTGTTATTTGTGTTTAAAAAATTCAATTACTTCTTTGTTTCGATTGCCGAATTTCTCGGTCAATTCGTTGTAATATTCATTTGCTAATTCAACAGCTTTTTGAATGATTTTTATTTCATTCTCTGTAGTATCAACTCGAAAAAGATTCACACGTTCATCGATTGGTAATCGCTCAAAATTAAACATTTCTTCAACTTCTTTGCGAAATTCATCATTCGGCTGTCCATCGTTTCCGCTGTTTTTCCAGTACGTCCACACTTCTTTTTCTAAAATATGAGCTGGCGGATTCATCAAAATTCTAGCAACAAACCCGACTTCTTTTCCCTCCAAAAAATTGTACCCATGTATTTGCCAAACGTAGTCTTTTTTTTCTTCATCATCTTGAAAAAAGGATAATCCATTCGGGTAATATACATTCTTTGTGTCAATAGTGCATTTCGGACGATTTAAGCGAATATCTGGAGTGCCTTGGATAAAGTCATTCGATAAATAGATTTCGTTCTTTACAGTCATAAATCCAAGGTATTTCGACAATGCTTTGATACTTGCATCCTCTTTCATGTTTCCTTTTTCCACATACTTGTTGTGAAATGCTTTTTGAAACTCAAAATAATCACCATACCAAACATCCTCAATGTAGGTTTTAGCACCTGAAGAAAGTTTCAACTCAGGAATTTTGTCCCGTTTTTCGGTCAACTCTTGAATTTTTTTGGACTTTGAACCTTTTTCAATTAATTCAGCTAACTCCCTAGACTGAATTTCGGTTAAACCAAGTGGGGACAACGACATCCCCACAGTTATTTTTCCCAAACTTGAACACCTAAACAAGCGCATCTTGAATAGTTTTAAGCTGTTCTTCTGAAATTTCATACTGCAATTGCAATGCTTCTAAATTCAGATTTCCAGATTTAATATTTTCAATCACATCAATCAATTCATCCTCTGCAATTGATTCTTTGATTTGAATATTTACACTTTCTCCAGCATCTGAATAAGTCACATCTAATGTTTCCACATCATTGATTACCGCTTGGTCTGCAACTACTGCATTTTGCATTTCAATCGATAAAATCCCCCATTTTGAAATAGTGTTTTTCAAAACAGTCTTTTTTGCCATCGAATCAAAATCTGTTTTCCACGCTGAATTTTCGTTATCGAAAGTTTTTGAATACTTTTTAGCGTGTTTTTCAACTTTTGCCATTGACCAATAACAAGTTTTTTCAAATCCATTAAGTAAACGGAAATAAGCCACATATCCAACTACTTTGCCGTCTCCGTCAATCTCAAAATCTGCTTTCAATTCTTCAGTTAACGCATTGAATGAAACGAATTGATTTTCATAAACCTCAACAACATTAATCGCTGTATATTGACCGCTTCGTTGCGCTAGTTGGACAAGCCCCTTCCATCCTATTTGAAATTGTGCATTACAACGTGTTTGCCATTGACCTTGTGCGTCTTTATATCGTTCGTTATATGGCACTATATATGCAAATCCTAGGTTTTGATTTATTGGTAAATCCAAAGTTGCAGCCATTGCCGAAGCATTGAAAATACTAATAGGTGTTGCCTTTGCAAGCATTGCGTTTTGGTTGGTTATTTGCAATACACTTGTCACAAATCCAACTGCTTTTTTACCTAGCAACTCTTTAAACTTGTTGCTGACATCTTCTCTAGCGAAAAAATCTTTTACTGTTACATTACTCATAATTACTTCTTTTAAATTTTCAACAAATATACTTATGTTCGGTTGGTTGTGGTAGGTTATTGTGATGAGTGGTAAATATTCGTGATAAACGGTAAAAGCCCCTCACATTTCTGCAAAGGGCTTTCGGCTGAAAAAAGAAAGAAGTAACTATGAGTGCAAAGATACAAAAAAAGCACCCAAATAGATGAGTGCTTTTAATTTTTGAAGTTTTTTTATTTGTTCCAACCCACTTTTAATGGCAAATTATAATGTTTGAGTGGAATTTCGGTATCTTTTAATTTATTGTAATTAGTCTTGCAACTTCGCCTATGTAATGTAATGGGCTTCTTGATGCGCTTTTCAACTAATTTGTAGTTCTTGACTAAAATCAGATTTCCACACCTGACATAATCAGCACTTGCAACTTTTGATTTTTCAATGTAAATTGATACCATGTCTAAAGACACTTTCTCAATATCAGTTTTGAAAACCTGTTCAGTTTTGGCATCAATTGGAGTTGCATAACCAATCGAACTTCCCATTACGCTGAGCGTGAACATGAGAATTAAGCCTAGAATGAATCGTTTCATTAAGGCAAATATACAAAAATTTAAAATAGTGGGGCTTTTACACCCCGTTTTTTTATTTACTTGTGTCTTCTTTAGTTAATTGTGCTGTACCTGCTACTGCACCACCAACGACTGCAATATAAGTAAACGCTGTAATTGCTCCAACAGGCCAAGCAATAGGCGCAACGATTAACGCTCCTGCAATCCCTGCGATTACTCCTGCTGTGTTTCTGAATTTACGCCAAAATTTCGGGGTTGGTGCCTTGATACGATTTAAGATTTCATTTTCCATGATTATTTGTTTTTGATGATTGCTTCTATTGTGTTAAGGTGGTTGTCTACCTTTTCAATTAGTCCGTTAGACTTGTCCACTTGTGTACGTAACGCTTCGAATTTAGCTGTTTGGCAGTCTTGAATGTCAATCTCTAAACGTTCTACTCGTTTTTCAAGTTGCATGCTGTGACGTGCGATTACTTGGGCTTGTTTTTGATTCTCGTTGTATAAGTACCACATTGCACCTAGTAGAATAACCGCACCAATTCCAGCACGTTTATATTCCTTGATTGAAATGTCTTTGAATAAGTCTAAGAAAGTCATCTTACAAGTCGATTTCACATGAATAACCTAACTGCTCAACGGCAATTTTACCGTACTTGTGCGCTGTTTCAACATCTTGCACCTCTCCCACTTCGATAGTTGTTTTAATACTACCTTGTGGGAAATCAGTTAATAGCATATTTTCGGGGCTTGCTGTGTACTTTTCTTTATTCTCGTAAGTGTTTATACCTATTTCAAGACTGCGACCGTCTATACTTGCTACAAACGCCAAACGTCCGTAAATGCTTGGTAGGTTAATGCTAGAGTTTCTAACATTCAATTGTTTTTGTTCTGTTGATTTGATAATTAATGCCATTATTTTATATATTTTATGCTACTGCTAGCGTTGTTACTGTGCCACTTGAACCTCTGTACTTTAATGCGCCACCTTCTACGTATATCCAACCTCCTGCAATGTTAAGAGTTGGTGCTGTACCATTTTGAATTGCTAGAAAGTTTGTTGCACTTCCTGTATCAAATACTACTTGTCCCGAATGGAATAATAAACCGCCCCTAAATGCTGAAATTCTAGCTGTTGTACTTTGAAGCGTTACTTCCCTACTATTCCCGTCAATCAACCATGAGTTTGAATCGGAAAATAAACGATTTGGAACACCGCCACCTGGATTTATTTCAATGAAATTCGTTCCTGAATGTGCCATAAATAATCGACCATCCGCAAGCCTTTGAAAGCAATTTGATAAATTGCTACCTGTTGTATCTCCAAGTCTATAAGTGCCATCCCCGTTATACTCGAATCCATTGGCTGTGTTGGTATGATTTCGAATAATTAAAGGCTTGTCTGTTGACAAATTACCTGCACTCCTAAATTCAACCTTAGATTTTGTAAAGGTCATTGAGTTACCATTCATGTCGTGTGTACGGTTTGCGCTTAGTGTTAAGTCCGCTGTAAAAAGGTTATCTCCACCTCCTGCTGTTCCGAATTCTAAACCAGTTTCGTCTAGCTTCACGAATACCGCTTTACCCGCTTGACCTATGTAGCTACTCGGAGTATCTGAAAGCCCCGTAAAACTTGCGTTTACATTTATTGTTGTCGTTGCCATTGCTATACGTTTATATTAATTGTGTTATCCTCTGCTGAGTCTAGCGTAAAGTTATCGATTTCCACGCCATTAACGTTGACTATTACGTCGAAAAATGAACTACCACCCACAACATTCGGAATAAGTGGTATATTCGGCTGTGCTTCGCCACTTTGACCTATAAATCCGTATGCTGTGAAATTGTCTTGTACCTTTTCTTCAAAGTCTGCTTGAAATCCTTTTTTTGCCGAACCTCTGAAACTCTCCATTTGTGCCCCTCCGCCCTCTTGACTTAGAATCATAGCACGGTCAAGTAGTGTTTTATCGTATGCCGTTGCGTTGTAGTCACTTAACAAGATAGTGTTTTCCCCAACTAAATGAAGGTTAATAAGTCGGTCAATTACACAGAATTGATTTGGTTCAATGTTCAAAGTCCAACGTGTCAAGTTTTCACGTTTAACCTTGTTCATTGAGTAGTCTGAATATTTCAGGTTGTCGATTACTGTGTTAGGTTGGAAATCCTCAATATCTCCCTTTACTCGAATGTCATCAACTACTTGCGCATTCGTGAAGTTGATACCTAGCTTCTGATTGGCATCGTTAAAAACGCTTCGAAGTCTTACCGTCCTATCTGCTTGCTCCCAATCGAATATTTTAAGTTCAAATTCTCCTACTGTTTCCGTAATTTCAAGTCCTGCAACGTCTGAAATCGCCTTAATTGAATAGCAACCAACGCCTGTATTTTCAAGTACATCTTTCCAAGCAATAGTACAGTACTTTGCATTCGTGTCATTTGAAAAACTTTGAGTTGTTGGCACGAAATCCGTTAAAACGTCACCTTTGTATAACTCAAAAGTAACATCGTCACCAAACGCCCAACGGCTAGAAACATCGTTCTTATGCGTGTCGTTGCTTTCAGGATCAGCCATTACAACCAACTTACAACAACAATCATCCCCACGCTCATCTGTTGGCTTAATAGGTGGTAGTGTACTTAATTGGAATGTTTCTTTATGTCTGTTTTGACTGTTCTTGTAAAACTCTTCGTCTTCGCCTTCAATCGGTGTATCACGTCCAAGGCTTACACGGGATGAGAAAGAAACGCCATTTGATACATTGATTTTCAACGGGTCAAAGATGCACGTTAAAGTTACTTCTGTACCGTCACCTTCTAGTTTTAACTTTGTTTCTCCATCCAAGGGGATTAAAGGACAATTAGGAATGTCCATTGTCCACACACTAGAAATAGAGAATCTTTTTTCCGCTTCGAATGGCTCAACTGTAATTTGTCCCCATGGATTTGTTAACACAGATTTAGGTACATCTGGCGTATGCCTTGCAATTACCTTGCATTTTGCATTTTTCAAAGGCTGTGTAAGTGGTTCATCGTCCAACGTGTAAAACTCAAAAACACTTTCACCTTCCCAATCGTCATAGTCTAACACCTCGAAATCAATGAAATTCTCATACGTTCCAAGGGGCGTTTCAATTGCGAATCTTAAACATAGTTCATGTGATAAGTTTTGGTATGAAAACCACTCTTGTGTATTTACTCCGAAAAATTCTAGTGTAGCGTTGTTTTGTGTTAGCCACTCTTTCCAGTTAATCAAAAGACCATAGTCGATTATTACACCGTATTCTGTTTCTGAATCTTCTGTGGGGTCACGTTGAATCGTTACAACGTTGTTTAAATTCTCACTAGATAGGTTGAAGTTCCTTTGAGCAACAAAATCAATCGGCTTCGTTCCATCGGGCAACGTTGGGAAACTAGCCAAATTTGTCGTGAATTTCTCTAAGTCGAACGTTTCTCCCGTCACAAAATTACGTACAACTATACCTATCGAAATCGTTTCGTAGTCGTTGTTTCTTGGTAGGTCGATAGTAGTTATAAAACGCCCATCGTCTTCTTGGAAAATCTTGTAAATTATTTCTCCATCGTGTTGGTATGGCGTATTCGTTTTAATATCATATTCTCCAAGTGGTATAACTTGCTTCGTTGCTTCAGCTTCGAAGCAAACCACCCAAACAGGATTAATTAAATTACTTGTAAGCGTTGAATTTTCGCATCTAATCCACAACTTTAAAACTCTGTCGAATGTTTGTCGTGCTTCGAATTCACTTGTAAATTCTGCGTTTGGCGTTATTCTTCCCGTAATCGTTGCACTTGTTCCATCTTGCGTAATCTCAACATTTGAAAGTGTAAGCAACGCCCCATCTGGTCGTGTACTGCTGTTTACTGTTCCTGCTAACGAACCTACTGGAATGGCTGTACCACGCTGCAGGTTGAATGTATTTGCACTAAAGCTAGTCGGTAGGTTCTTGTAAAGTGAATCAGTTTGCGGATCGTTCCAAACGTTTATCTGAAATTTCGAATCTGCATCAAAAGTCCCTGTAACTACTACTTCAAACTTAGTCGCTTGTGAATAGTCTATACTAGGTAATACTTCATCGTCAAGATTCTTGAACACGCATGAAGTTAGCGTATAGGCTGGTATACCTCCGTTTCCTACTTCGTTGCTTAGTCCTGTGTTCGCGTCCGTTGGTGTGTTTACTAAAGTTAGCTTCACTCCTGCATTATTGAACTCTGGGAATGCTTCGATTTTCAACCATGGCTTTACGCAATTTGAAGCCTCGTATAATTCAGGAAGTTTTACCGTCCATGGATTGAATTGAAAGTTAATTTCGTAACGCTTAAATACTCCTGAATCTGCAATTCGTTTTACCGTGCCCTCCATATATGAGCCACCCGAAAAATTATTCAAGCGTGTAAAATCTACAATGTCATTAACCGCCATTCCGTCGAGAAATGCAGTTAGCTTGTTCACTTCTCCGTCAATTAACGAAAATTCGCTTTGATTGCTGTTGTCGTTTGGTACTAAGTTAAAGAAGATGGTTAAGGCATCCGCAACGCTATTTGTTCTAATCGTTCCCGTGTCATATGTTCCATCGTTCGATGTCGTCAACCCCGTAACATTCATAAAAGCACCATCAATATAATCAATCGTTTCCGTTCCTGCAAGCGAATTAACGCCATACGTACCACTAAGTGTTGCACCTGCTACAAATCCGTAGTTTTCCCACGTGCCACTAGTTAATGTTAATGTAGTGCCACTCTTTACGACTGATACAAGGCTTGTAAATGGTACAGAATAATCAAGTTGAACAGTATACTTTGCTCTTATTTTATCGTAACCGCTAAAGAAAGGAAACGTTAATGTCCTATCTTGGTCGTCCTTGAATACCCTACCTAGTACTGTTAAGCCCATCGATTATACTATTTAATTTCGTCAAATTTACAGTTTTATTTTGAGAAATGTCGTTAAAAACCTTGTCAATTTCAATTTTTGCGTTATTGATTTTGATTCTATCCTCTGCTGGAAGTTTCGCAATTTCAGGATTTTTAAATACCGAATTGATTAAATCGGGCGAGCCTTTTAATAATTCTTCTGCGTGTTTGAGTAGCTTGTTCATTAGTTTATTTTTTCAATTATTACGTTCAAATTCTCAACTGTTATATCTTGGTTTGTGCTTCCATTCGCAACCCACAACTCTATAAAATCATTAGTAACCAATGAAACCAAGTCTTGACAAATTAGCGTTTGACTTCTTCCTGTTCCTGATGTCGTTTCCTCAACCTCACTTTGTGCTATTGTGGTCCCGTTTTTCGCAACTCTAAAACGTAGTAACTGGTTGTTTCCACTTGTTGCACTTACTGAAATAGTCACCTTAAAAATACCACTCAAAGCCCCTACGTAAGTCGCTCGGTTGTTAGTGTGTGTGAATCGCTGTATAATAGTACCTGCTGTGGTAGTTCCTCCAGCTTTCACGAATACATTTTGAGTTACTATATCTGTTGCTACTGCGTTCGCATTCATGTAGTACTGTGCTACCGAACCGCTATTCTCAATACCTCTACACCCCTCAAAAAGTGCTTTATTGTCTTGTGCTGTTACGCCCGTTTGATACGTGCCGTTTCCGCTAAAATTAACAGTCTGTAAAATATATCCTTCAATTGGTACTACTGCGCTTGTTGAAAATGCAATTCCCGTGTTTGAAGTTAGCGAAATGATTGAACTAAACAGAATCCTAAACCTTCGTGTAATTGTGCAACTTGCTTGTACTTCAATGATTGGAATAGATACCGAATCAATGCCACGGAATAAACTGTTTGTAATACCAATCGTTCCAATCGTTCCCGTGAATGTCATTCCGTTCGCACCAAGAAAAGCGCACGTTTCTAAAATGAAATTGTCACACGTGTTTATTTCTCCAACGTTGGGTACATTTAACCAATTAACACCAATCCAATCGAGTGCAACAAGGTTAGTATTTCCATCAATAGAGTAGCAAGTGTCAACATCGTGAAAGGTCATATAACGAAAAACCACCGTATAAATTGACGTAACCAAAGGTACACCAACACCCAACCCTGTGGAGGTTAAATAGCTCGTTTCTGATGAAGTACCGAATAAGTTTACTACACCACCGCAAACAAGTCTATCCCCCATTAAGTCAACCGTGGTTGTGATTATATAAGTGTAGCCTGCAAGTAATGTTATAACACCTGCAACGGGTGTAGGGAAATCCGCTTTTTCAGAAACAAACACAACGTTTTGAATTAGTGTTTGACCGTTGAAAGCGTTTGAAGTCTTGATTTTCCGCAATACCAATACGCCGCCTTCTTCAATGTACACCGTAATAAAGTCATTTCCTGTGACCTCATTAACTTCTGTTACTCTATCTAGTTGATTCATTAGAATACCGTTGTTACTTTCGTGTTACTTGCTCCTGTGAACTTCTTAAATGATACAATTGCCTTTCGCTCATCATCGTTGTAATTAGCTTCTAACAATTGCACTACATCTGTCGTTCCTTGCAAATTTACGTATTTATTTTGTGCAAATTTCTGAAATTCAAATTGTGTGCATGGAATAGGCATAGAATCGTAAATTTCGCCATCGTTTACACTTAATTCTTGGTCTTTGTGATACCACTCGTAGATGAAAACAGCGTTCAAATTTCCTATGTAATCCTGTGGTTGCCGACCATCGTCATTAATCCATAGTTTCTTGGTAACACTGAATGTTTCCTCACTAATCATTAATACACCTACTCTATCTGCTACACCTTGAGCAAGTGCGCTATTTCCGCCAAGGAAATTCACGAAGCCATCAACAACGACAAACAACCCCCTTACGAGTTTTTCAATAGTTGTTAGCTTTGTTTTTCGTCTACCAAGTGCGAAATTGAATGTTTCACTTTTAAAACCCGTGTAATTCACTAAGTCGGGTTCGGTTATTACTATTGCTTCTGTGCTTTTTTCCGTGCCTAAGCCGTTGAAATTGTCGGTAGTATGTGCATCTGAATAGTCAATTTGCCAGCTTAACAGTTTTCGTTTCCATACGTTTTCCTCATCCCACGCATTTACGTTCGTGTTGTTGGATTGGTCGTTGAATACACTTGGTAGCGTTGCAATTGGATTTTGAATGAATGTTTGGCGTGTTTCAATACGCACCACCCCGTTGTAAATGTGCGTTTCTGCGTTGTAAATAGTTTCAATCTGTTCGATTAATGCTCCTAATGTTGGCACGGTATCCTGTGAAGTTGGATACCCATAATTAAACACATCGTTACTCAACTCATCAGGAATAAAATCAAAAATACTTTTCCGTGTCAAATCCCGTGTTAGTGGTATTGGTAGCGTTGCAAGTTTTCGGAGTTGGTTCTCTAGCAAGTCGCTTTGAAGCGTATAGCCTAAGTGTTCGCAACCTTGACGTATAAGGTCATAGTCTCGCATTGCTTTGAAGTAGCGTAATTTCGGGAAAAACAAACGTTTCAATTCAATCACATAGAGTACCAATGTAGCAACCAATACCGCCAAATATGCTGCCAAAATTACACCTTGCAATATTGCTACCTGTGGAGCTAGTACGTTCGAACCTTGAGCTGTTACGTCTGCAATCTCTTTAATCGTGCGTGCAATTTCAATAGATAGCGAATAAATGGTAAATGATACAATCAACGATTGAAGCACCAAATCAGGCTTCACAACTAAGTAGGGGATTTCTACAAATGTTGATTCATCAAGTGCATTCAAGAAGTTCAACGACTCAAAAGTTAACGCATCTGCACGCTCAAAAAATGTTAGATTTCCCTTCCTTGGTCTGATTGAAACGGTAATGCTATTGAGTGTTTTCTGCGCACCACGTAACGATAAAATGTAATTACCGGTAAAGTTATCCCCTTGAACAGTTACTGGAATATCTTGAAAACGTCCTATCGTTTGAATATGTTGCATCACTTGAACGAAATCCTCATTCTTCAAGGTCAATGTTTCCGTGTTAAATGCTAACAAATTAGGGCGTTTTCCGAATGTAGACTTAAAGCCAATTACATCACGCTCAACGGGCTGTAATTCTCCCCACGGTGCTAATAATCTAATCATGATAAATACTTATTAAGACGTGTAACATTCCCTTGTTTATGTGATTCAACAACTCCCTTTGCCATGCCTTCAATAATTAACGGTGAAATGGTTGTTTCAGGCTTGTTTTTGATAGTCTTTTGCAACTCATCTAACTTGTTTACAACACTACCCAAGTCAATCGAATAACCTACTTGACCGCCTTTAGTAGCGATATTTTGATACATGATAGCACTACTCACGATATCGGACGTTTTCCTCAGTCCAGCATTCGCTAGTTTACTGACATAATCCTCTTTTATTATTTTTTCTTTTCCATCGACACGCACTAAATGTCCATCCCTACCGCTCATTATAGGTTTATCTTCATCAGCTACAACACCCTCTGTTCCTTTTATAAATCCTTTCACCTTAGAAAAAAGACTAACAAATTTTTTCACAAATCCCACTTGAATACCTGCTTTACTAGTCGCAATAGGTATATTGTCACCATTGTCAACGTTTTGCTGTATCGCTTTCATCAAGATATTAATCTCATCAAGTCGTTGCTGTTTCTGTTGCTCTTTTTGTTTTGCGATCGTAGCTTTTTGTTCTGCTTGTTGACTTGCAAGTATTGATTGTTGCGCTTGAATATTTCCTGCGTTTGCCTGTTCTGCTAGTTGGTCTTGTAAACTCTGTTCCGCATCTATACGTCTATCAAATTCGCTTTCTCTTTCTTCGCTAACACGTTTCAACTGCTGTATGATTTCGTCAGCTGTTTGTCGTGAAAAATCCCGTAGCTTTTTGTTGAATTCCTCCGTTTTATCAACATAGTCTTTTTGGTTGTCTAAATCTTTATTATAGTAGTTTTCTTGAGATGTTTCAAGTTCATCCAAAATGTCTTTTTTCTTAGACAACTGTTCCTCATCCAAATCCTGAATAGCTTTATTTCGCTTCGCTGTCGCTAGTTCGATATTCATTCCGCCTGCAATATCATCGTAATATTGCCTTTCAATGATAGCTTTCTTTAGTTCCGTTTCCTTTGCGATTAAGTCGTTTAATACGTCAATAGTATAGCTTCCTGCATCTTGAATGTTTGCAAGCTGTGAGCGTGTTGCTTGTTCAATTCTACCGCTTAAATCATCCGCTTCCATGTCTAAAAAAGCCCCTTCGATTTCACGTATCAACTGTAATTGTTCACGTAACGCCGTGACTTCTTTCTCCGTAGCTTTTGTTTTTTTCTCTGTTGCTTTTGTTGATTTATCTTTAGATTTGTTTACTTCCTTCGTTAAAACTTCCTCTTGCTTTAGCTGAATGTTGTTTTGATTCTGTTGTGAAATAACGTCTTTTAATTGTGTGTTTAACGCTTTTATTTCACCTTTACGCTTTACAATTTCAGCTGTTAATTTGCCATACTCAAATGGTGAAGTGAATTGATTTAAACCTGCTTTTTGTCTCTCCAACTGTTCTAATTCGAGTTGTTTTTCTTGTCTCATAGCATCTAAACGTAAACGGATACCTTTCAAATTCTCTTTATTTAAGCTATCTAGTGCCTTTAATCTTTCATCTGCTACCTTTTGCGAAATCTTACCTTCTGCCAATTCCTCACGAATTAACAAGCGTTTCATTTCAATCTGTTGATTCATTTTATCTAAGTACTCAGTAATCGTAGAATTTAGGCTTTTATTTGCTTTCTCAAACTGTTCTGTTACCCAAATAGCTTCTTGTGTTCCATCTACATAGTTCCAAATTGCTCTGCCTACTTCCCACACAACAGCTATTAAAGCACTCCAACCAATTCCCTTCAATGCATTACCAAACTTTTGCGCATTACTAGCACCGTCTGCAAACCCTTCGTTTGCTGAAAATAGATTTTTAGTAAACTCAATCATTCCACTATTCAGGACTTTTTGTCTTACTATCATGATAGCAAACAACGCCATTAATTTACCTAGCCCGTTTAGAATTGCTGGTAAATTGTCAGCAATAAATTTAATTGAATCTTTAAATCCGTTGCTTGCTTTTGTGGAATCGTTTAGCCCTAAAATGTAACCTTCAAACGCACTTGTAAGCAACGCAATTGCACCGCCTAATGTGTTTAATTGCTCATCTGCCATTGCCTTGGCTGAACCTTCTGCATCATTAAAGCTAGTTGTTAACGCATCAATTTGTTTCGTTTGGTCTGCTAATACCAATAAAGCTGTTTTGGCATTTTTTCCAACTTCATCCTCCGCATCTGCAAGGTTCAACCCTTTCTTTGCAAGGTCTGCTAATGCTTCACCTGTTGACTTTCCTGTTTTATCTAACTCTGAAATAATTTGGCGTAATGAAGTACCTGCCATTGAACCACTGATACCAGCGTTCGCCATTGCCCCGAGCATTGCAGTAGTTTCTTCAATTGTAAGTCCTGCAACCTTCGCAACGGGTGCAACATACTTCATTGATTCAGCAAATTTTTCCATGTCCAATGCGGAAGCACTAAACGACTTCGCCATTACATCGGTAACTCTATTCGTTTCGCTTGCATCAAGTCCAAAACCTCGAAGTGTTGAACCTGCCACCTCTGCTGCTCTTGCTAATTCTGTTCCTGTTGCAGCTGCTAAACTTAATGTACCTTCCGTTACCTTTAAGATTTCCGCTTCTGTAAATCCTAATTTTGCAAATTCAGTTTGTAAGTTAGCGACCTCGGTAGCTGTGAAAGAAGTACTTGCACCTAATCGTTTCGCATCTGCTTCAAGTCCCTGAATCTGTGAGCGTGTAGTACCTAATACAGAAGCTAAGTTTGCAACTCCTTGGTCAAAGTCTTTAATCACATTAAATGATTCACGAACAACCGCACCGACTCCAAGAGTTAAACCTAGACTACCTAACATCCCTTGCATCTTTCCAAATGCACTCGAATAGTTACCTACATTCCTCTGAAATTGCCCCACATTCCCATCAACACGTTTCAATGTTTTGTCCAAGGAATCTATTTCCGCTTTCATTTTTCTAGCTGCTGCGCTGTTTTCGTTTCCTGCAACGGCTAAATCCTTGTAATTCTTGCGTAACTCATTTAAACGTGCTGAAAGTTTGTTATACGGGCGTTCTGCTTCTTTAGCTGAGTTTCTAGCTTTGTTTATTGCAATGGCTTGTTTTTCGGCTTCAAATGCTGTTTTTTGCTGTTCACGTCTAAGTTTTTCAAGTGCTATTTCCTGCGCATTCATTGCTTTAGTGCGTAGGATTTCACTATCTGTAATCGCTTTATTATTCTTTACGATTTTCGTTGTAAGGTCGTTTAATGTCTTTGAAAGCTGTACAAGTATATTGATTTCCTTTTCGGAGTTTTTACCCGTTTTTTTAATCGTGTCATTGACCGCTGTCGCTATACCTTTCAGTTCAACGTTCAACGCTTCAACTTTCTGTATATTCTTTTCAGCACTCGCACCAATAGCCCCGAATACATCAGCTTCTGAAATGTCAGACTGCTTTATTTGCTTTCCCATAATTATCCAATAATTTGTAATATTCCAATACCGTTACTTCTTTTTCTTTTAAGTGGTAGCCCTGAAACTTACTCAAAATAAGCATTGAATCGCTCGCATTTCCTTTATTTTCCTTCGCTTGTTTTTCGAATAACTCAATATCGATTAACAAATATTCCCGTTCATTAAGTAGAAACCTATCTCCCGTGCTTATTATCTTGCTGTTAATCTTGTTTAACCGCTCCAAATTCTTTAAATACTGCTCAAATTCTTCGCTTAATCCAATTACTTCCACAAAGTTACGAAATAATAACTCCCATGCTTTCTCGTCTTGCTCTTTTGTTCCCTCTTTTCCTTTGCGAAGAAAATGCCGTTTCCCTTCGTTGGCTTTACGCCATGAATAGTAAGGACACTCATCAACTTCTAAATAATACTTTTCTTGCATAGCTAATATATTTCTCTTTCATTTGATCCACAAACCAATTCCAATCATCAGGACTTACACCGAGCAAATCCCCATCCTTGGAATACTTTATAATTATGTCTTCATCGTCTTTTTTTCCATCACCTTCAATAGTCATTGAATCGGGCGTGTAAGCAATGTAAAGCGACCTGAAAAAATCCCCCGTATCTTGAAAATTATAATTATCTCCTTGTTGTTTTCTGCCTTTTGTGATTATTTCCGTAGTAAGGGAATAATACCCAACTATCACGCCTTCGGAGTTCTTACCGTGGTCTAATTGCGTGCGTACCTTGTCAAGAATCAGGTTTTTAAAAGCCGTGTCGAACTTAAACGTATCAAACCATGCAAGCCGTTGACTAAGGTCTTTAGATCGCTTCATCATTAAATATGCTTCTGTTTGTTCCAACATGATTCAAAGGTACAAAAAAACCCTCACATTTCTGCAAGGGCTTTCCTATGGCTACACAATCCTGAAAAAGAAGTACACAAATCTAATCAATATTTTCGATTGGTTCATCTTTTTTGACTGTTTTTTTCTTAACCTTCCTTGGCTTTGGATTCAAAGCTTCCCAAATCAGTAAAACGTCACATTTTCTGGCTGTCTTGAATTTTTCCAAGGCTTCGGAAAGTGAAATACCCGTGATAGCTTCATCGAGTATTTCAGTTTTCCCAATTCTCATTATTATGCAGGGTGCGTAAATGTTACTGTACCATCGTATCCACGAAGCACATTCGTACGAAGCACAACCTCTTCACCAGCACTTCCAGCAGGTGCAACAACTGAATAACTACCATCAGTTACCTCAGAAATAGAGGTAATTGTAACTGTTGAACCATCAATCGTCAATGCGAAATCCGCAGCAACTAAACCTGTTACGCTTCCTGTTGTGGATGGGTTCAATCCTGAACGGTACTTATCATTAACGTGCAAGTCAAATTGCAACGTAGTATCAAGCACTTCATTAGCAACGATTAACTCAACGTCAATCAATCCGTTTACTTCAACAAAATCAACATCTTCTGTTAAGTCGCTACCCACTAATGCGTAGATTCTTGACAAATCAACTGAACGCTTCAAATCAAATGCAAGCATCAATTTTTGTGAAGCCCCAACCGTTTTAAACATTGCTTTCGGGTCGAACGAATCAGGATTTACCGCAAACGGGTATAATCTATCTCCATTTTTACGCTCACCAAGCAACATGTTGTTTGCTGTGATAATGAACACACCCCACTCTGAACAACGAAGTTTTTTCAAACATTCAGCGAACTTGATTGGTGCATTTTTCCCACGTTTCTCTGCAACAAACGAACGAATACCATCGAACAAGAAAGTTTTTACACCGTCTGTTGTTGTTTCGAATGTCGTGTCTGCAATCGGCATGTCCGTTTCGACAAGCTCCATGATTGGATACCAACGATTCAGCGGACTAGTCGCACGCAATTTGTTTAATAAATCGTCTGCTTCAAAATCTTGTGATAAATCAATGAAGTTTTGAACAGATGGCGTTGAAGAGTTCAACGGTACAAGATACACCCCTACGATGTAATCAGGATTTGCGATACATGGAAGTTTTCCAGTATTCAGCAACCCACTTTGGCAACAATTACTCATTTTTGTTTATATTTAAGGTTAACACTTACATGGTTTTTCGCTAACATCAACAGTTAGCTTTAATCTCACTCCTCCTAAATCAGCATCTAAAATATAGCTTTCAATTCCTTTTTCTGTTTCTTTTCCAAATCGTGAAATAGTGCGCATATCTGCGTTTACTTCTCTGTTAAATGTAGCCTTGTTTTTATCCACAGCCTTAACAACCTCACTTGATAGTGATAACATAGGTTTTACACCTCTGTTTCTATTGTCATCGTTCCCTT